ATGGTGTTAATGTAGGTGCTTCTATCAATATTCCTAAAGACCTAGTTGTAAAATCTGGTTCTGTTGTTGATGGTGATATCGTTCTGGTGCTGAATGATGAAGCAAATACAGAAATTGTAATTCCTGCTGATTCTCTAATTGAATATGTAACATCTGGCTCTGTTGCAGGTGACATGGTTGTAATCAATGTTGATGAATCTACACACAAAGTAACAGCAACAATTACAGATGGTACAATTGGTCTGGCTAAACTGACAACAGAAGTTCAGACAGCAATTGGTAAAGCACATAGCCATGCTCATCTTGAAGTTCTGGAAGGTATTACAGCAGATAAAGTTTCTGCATGGGATGCTTCTGAACAGAACGCTAAAGACTATGCTGATGGTCTGGATGAAGCAATGGATATTCGTGTAAAAGCAATTGAAGACGATTATCTGAAAGAAGCAGATATTGCTAATAAAGCAGATAAAGCAACAACACTGGCAGGTTATGGTATCACAGATGCTATGACAGCAGATGCAATCGCACAAGCAATTGAAGATTCTGAATATGATGACACAGCACTGGTAGGTAGAGTTGATGCACTAGAAGCAATTGACCACGATGCTTATGTTGATGCAGATACACAAGTGCTAACAGATGCGAAAGCATATGCTGATGGTCTAGCAGGTAATTATGATGCTTCTGGTTCTGCATCTACAGCAGAACAGAATGCTAAAGATTATGCTGATTCCGCAGTAGAAACAGCAATGACATGGGGCGAATTCTGATTTAATGGACATTTAACTTATGTTTTGAACTTGGGTAGAGGTTAATTCCTCTACCCTATTTTTTGTAACTCTTAGGACAGTAAGATACGCTAATGAGGTGAAAATATTATGGCTTTATTTAAACCTTTATTGGGTGATGAATCTCGTATTTCATTAGAAGTCACTCCTTTTCATGAAGGATATGTGTACTTTGTGAAGGAAGGTTTTCTATACTTTGATGTTAACCTTGGCACAGAAGAAACACCTAATAATCAGAGAATTAAATTAAAGGCAGACGCAGAAATTGCACAAAAATTAATTGAACTTAACAAACTATCTGAAATGGCATTTTGGATTGGTACTAAAGAAGAATATGAAGTAATTGAAACTAAAGAAGATAACGTTTTATATATTGTTACTGATGATTTCCAAGATGTAACCTTTGAAGATAAATCTAATAAAGTTGCTGTTTTAGATGAAACATGTACTGATGAACAATATCCTTCCGCATTGGCTATTTATAATTTTGTTCAAAGTTGCATTGAAGAATATATTGCATCTACACCAACTATTACAAGTTCCACATCTGAGCCTACTTCTGAAGATGGTAAAGTTGGAGATATTTGGGTGGTGATTTAATATGAAGTTTAAATCAATAAGAACATATACTGAATTATCATATATTGAAGGGACAGGCACACAATTTATTGACACAGGCTTTAAACCTAATCAAGATACTAGAATTGTTCTTGACATTGATATTAGTACACAATCTAGTTATCCTATGGCATTATTAGGTGGCAGAAACGGTGATACTTCTTCTAATGCATCATTTGTGATTTTTATTATGACTGCTTCTCAGCTTAGAACAGACTACGGTTCTGCAACAGTTAATGCTGATATTTCTACAGTTGGTAGATTTTTAATTGATAAAAATAAAGCAATATGTACTATTAATGATACTGCTTATACGAACACCGCAGCTACATTTCAGTCTGATTATACTCTAGCATTATTAACAGAGAATGACCCAAGTGGTTACGATACAAGAATTACTTCTGCTAAGATTTATTCCTGTCAAGTGTATGATAACGATGTATTAATTCGTAATTATGTTCCTGCAAAAGATGATAATGATGTAGTTTGTTTATATGACAAAGTAAATCATGAATTTGTTTATAATGCAGGTACAGGTACATTTGTTGCGGGTGAAACCATCAAAGAAATTGGTTCTGAATTATGGGAAGATGCACAATATTATTTAACAAAAACAGATGATAATATATGGTCAACTCCTAAATCTGTTTACACTAAAGTTTCTGAAAATTTGACTGTTTTGGATTACATTGAATCAGATGGTGCTAGTTATATTGATACAGGTTTTATGCCAAATCAAGATACAAGAATGGTTATTGATTATGAAGTGTTAGATACTAATACAGCAGAAGCACATATTAGTTCTGCTAGAACATCTGGTAGTACCCCATTATGGACATTGTACTCTAACGCTTCTCTAAAATTGGGAACTCGTTATGGCACAAGTGCTGCACAAACACTCACATCTCCTACTGGTGCAGGTCGATATTTGTTTGATAAAAATAAAAATACATTAAGCATTGATGGCACACAAGTATATGAAGTAGCATACGAAACATTTACTGTATCAAGTACATTAATTATTTTTGCTAGAAACGATGGTACTGTTATTAATAACTATGGCAAAGGCAGGTTGTATTCTTATAAATTATACGATAATAATGTTTTAATCCGTGATTATGTTCCTGTATTAGACAGTTCTGGTGTTGCATGTCTTTACGACAAAGTAACAAATGAACTTTTCTACAATCAAGGCACAGGTACATTTAGTTACGGATACAAAACTGAATTTGAGCCTGAAACTGAGTTGGCATTCATTGAATCCAGTGGCACACAATACATTGACACTGGATTCATGCACAATCAAAATACCAGAGTTGTTATGGATACACAGGTTACAACACAGCCTAGTGACCATGCGTGGTTGTTTGAAGGCAGAATTGATAACAATTCTGCTGCAAAAGGGGTGTTTCTGTTAAATGGTAAAGCATGGAACGCTGACTATGTAGGCAATAGCGGAAGGGTTTCCATGACAAACTATTCTATCGGTATAACAGATAGGTTGAAAGTTGACTACAACAAAAACACAATTACCGTCAATTCGGTCAATAATTTTACACACACTTGGACAGTAACAACATTCCAAAGTACTTGTAATCTGGTGTTACTGGCAGCGAACACTGGTGGTACAGTTAGTGGTTTTATATCTGCTAGAATCTACTCTTGTTGCATTTATGATAACGATACTCTGGTCAGAGATTATATCCCTAAAACGGATTCTCAAGGTGTTCCTGCACTCTTTGATAAAGTGTCTGGTACATACTATTACAACGCAGGTACAGGGATGTTTGGTGCTGTAGAAAAATCAAATATAATTCAACGTGAATATTGGAAACAAGTGGCTTAATTGGAGGTGACTGAATAATGGCAATGTATTTAAATGGAGTTAACCTTTCTTTTGGGCAAAAAGGTGAATCTGGTAAAAGTGCTTACGCTTACGCACAAGAGCAAGGTTATTCTGGCACTGAAGCAGAGTTTGGAGAACAATTATCTAATGCTGTTGCAGTACAAATGTTATTTGGTAAATTTAATAATCAAGTAACTTGGAATGATGATGAAACTGTGTTCACTGAAACTTGGACATATAATAATGATAGTTATAAAAGAGTTTCAACTATTATTTCAGATACAGAAACAACTGTTCAACTTACCATTAATGATGTAAATGCAGGTCTTTGGACAATGGTAATTGACGAAACAAATAAGGTATATGTGACAACATATACTGCACAATAAAGTAAATTTAAAAATGTTTTTAAATGAATTTTAAGGGAAGTCATATTGATAGACTTCCCATTTTTTACGATTTTATATCAAGATATTCCCTTCTAAATTTTTCTAAAAATTTTTCAATTTTTTTCAAATTTTCTCTTGCATTATTTAAGATTATCAGTTATAATATAGATAAATCAAAGAGAACTTAAACACTTCCTTCAAACACCATAGAGAGTTCAATTTGATTTATAAGAAGGAGAATAAAAAAGGGCTTCTTATAAGGGTAACGAGATAAAAAGTAAGAAGCAAGAAAATGTACGATTGTATTATTCTTAACTTTCTTAATTGTAACACTTCCAAAACAACTTTATTTACAGTAAGGCAAAAAAATTTCAACTTCTAAAAAGGAAAACTAGCATCATACATCTGGTGCTAGTTTTTCTTTTATATAAAATAATAAAAATAGAATAGCCCATCTTTGAACGATGGGCTAACTCTACCGCTTGGAATTAGAAGTAATTTTTTGTGGTATACTCATTCCATATTATCGATGATTTCTTTGGCTTTGTCAAGCGTGATATCTTTCTTTTGGATAGTTTCAACGAGTAAATTAATTTTTTCTTTTTGAAGTTCTTCCTCATATTCTTTCTTTTGTTTTCTTAAATTTGCAAGTGTTTCTTCACTCTGCTCAATAGAGATTTCTAATTCAGAAATCGCAGAATTGATGTTATAAATTTTTTGTTCTGTTGATAATTCTCTAGGTTTTCTTGCCATAGTATTACCTCCTATTTATAACTATGATATACTTTTATTGAATCATTTTCAATCATTTTTGTATGAAAATGATTGACAGTAAAATTCAATAATATACAAATTCTATTCAATAGATAAAAATATAACAATCAATTACTTCAAAAAGATAACTTTAAATATTTTTGTTTGTTTTCAGACCATCAAGGAGTAAAATTATAAGCAACACTTTAACCATTCTTCTAGTGGTGTCAAATTGGTGTAAATTAAAAAGATTTAAGGATTTTATGTGCCACAAATGCTTTAAAATCAACGTTTGTAGATTATCCAACCTTTTTTAACGAAAAACCAACCCACTATGACAATTTTTTTACAAAATCCTACCATGTAAGACTTAGGATGTCAGTTTTCCTTGATTTTTCGGGCTTTGTAGGAATTGATGATTTTAAACATTGATGTGGGACTTTTATTTTTCTTTGTATATTTTGGCACTGTTTGGTATGAATTTGGTGTAAATTTGGTGTAATTTAGCCAGACCAAATTTTATTCAATCTGGCTAATACGTTCCATTTCGTTAATTGCTAAACTACCATTCCAGTGTGTATAAATATCCATAGTAGTTGCAATTTTTGCATGTCCCATAATATACTGCAAAGAACTAGAACTAAGTCCCTTCTCTGCCATTCTAGTACAAAACGTATGTCTTAAACTGTGTGGGCTGAGATGAGGAATTTGTTCTTTGTGTTCTTTATTGTATCTGTTGATGGCAGAATTTAATTCATATCTAACCATAGAGTTAGTTACAATTCTCCATTTCTTATTTGATGTTAGAAGAAACTTTGTATAACCATTAATGATAGGTTCTACTGTTGTATTCTTGCTCCTTCTTTCAATCAAATTAAGAAAAGAATCGTATGCTCTGTCGGTGATATAAATATCTCTAATGCTTGTGCCTGTCTTAGTGGAAGTGATTTGCCACATTTCAGATTTTTCATTATAATTCTTGCCTAGTTGGTGGTCAATGTGAATAACTCTATTCTTTAAATCAATGTTATCTAAAGTTAATCCACATAATTCCCCTATTCTTAAACCTGTTTCTAACAGTATGATAATAACATCATAGAGCCAATCACTTTTAGATGTTTCCTTGATATATTTAAGGAATTTTGCTTCTTGTTCTTCTGTAAGAATGTTCTTATCAAGATTTTCATTTGGTAAGAAGTTCAAACTTATATTACAAGGATTTTTCCTAATCAAATCATCATCTACTGCGATTTGGATTGCTAGTTTTAAGATGTTAAGATAGGTTCTCAGACTACTTTTTTTGATGCCACTTTCGTTCATGCTTATCATTAACTGTTTAACATGGGACACTCTCACATCTTTTATTTTCATCTGAGATAAAGGATATGTCTTTAATTTGTTGACATTATATACTTTCATAGCCCTAGTAGAATCTTTCCATTTAGGGTTACTCTTTAGATAGTTGTCAAGCAATTCAGACACAGTGATTTTACCACCAGATACAACGATACCATCCTCTAAATCTTTTTTAATTTTTTGTTCTTTTTGTCTTAGTTCTGCTAATGTTGGAGCGTATATGCACTGTCTTACACCAAAGATATCAGTGTATCTATACATATATCTCCCGTCTTTACGTTGGCTTTCGCCACTGTACAATACTCGTTTATTACTATCCTTACGCTTTTCAGCCATTAAAACCCTCCTTTGCGAAGAATGGTTGCAAAAAGAGGTCATTTACTGTGCTTAATGGTCATGTCCATTATATCACATAAAGACCTCTTTGGCAATTTTGTGTTTTAAATTACATTCATAGAATCAATTACTTTTTCAAATTTTTCACGTTTAATTAATGTCTTGTTACCATTATGGATTACATAATCTGCTAATGGGTTTTTTCTAATAAATTCTCTTAATCTTTTATTGCCTATATTGAAATAGATACTTGCTTCTTCTATGGTAAGCAAATACTTTTCCCAGATAGGAATATCTTTGTTATCTGACATTTATATCACTGCTTTCCTGTAGAGCCAAAGCCACCGTTTCTAACGCCATCTGCATTGTCATCGTATGTAATACCAAATTCATTAAATAAGCCCTGTGCAATGCCATCACCTTTTTTAACTTCCAATGTTTTGTCGTTTCTACTATCATTAGTCATTTTAAAGAAGATGTGACCTTCATTGTCAGAGTTATAATAGTCGCTATCAATAATACCTGTTGTATTATCTAATTGCAGACGATATTTTGTACCCAGACCACTTCTGGGGTAACATTTTAGTACCCAACCTTCATCAATTTTAACTCTAATACCTGTAGGAATTTTAATAGAATGTCCTGCATTTAGTTCAAATTCATAAGGGGAACTGAAGTCGTATCCTGCACTACCAATTGTTTTTCTGATTGGTAGTTTAATAGCATCGTAAGTTTTTTTAATATCTTCTTCATACCAATCACCAAAAGTATCAATATAATCTTTTCTAAATTGTTCGTAGGATACTTTTTCAAATTTTGCAATTCTTTTCATTCATTTGTCTCCTTTAAATAATCATAAAAATTTACTCCAGTGGGAACAGATATTTCATCAATTTTTGATTGTATGTATGCTTGTTCTTCTGGTGTTGCATCTCTCATATCTTCAACTGGATGAAGCACCCCTTTATCAATTAAAATTGCTTCAAGGAGTGCGTATTTTATTTCTTTATAGTGTTTAGATTCTTTTTGTTCTTTAGTTATTTCTTTCATGATTTATTTTATTTAAAATTAAATTGCCAATAATAGGAACTGTACTTTCTGTGCCATCAAGTCTTATGTATGGCATATCAATCATATCTAAATATTCTTTAAACATTTTATCAAACTCTTTTGCTTGTTCTTCTGTTTCATTTCTACCATTTGGATTAAATGGTTTTACTCTATTTAGTAGAATATTGAAGTTATTATATGAATGAAATGTTTCTCTAATTAAGTATTCATAAGCAGTGTTCCATACTACTTTATTTGGATTGCCATATATTCTATTATAAACAACTGACATAATTAGAGGTCTGTCTGTAACGATTACATCTACTTTGCCATTACATCTAAATAATCTGTGATTTTGTTTTGCAAAGATATAAAGTTCATCTTTAAATGTTTCTTTTCTTTCTTCCCAAACTAATTCTTTGGCAAATTCAGAACACATTTCACAGTCAACATTATGCCATTTTAGCCAAGCAAATAAGTTAGCCATGATAGTAGATTTGCCAGTCCCTTGACCACCAATTAGATTTACTACTAATGTGTTTTTCATCTAAAATACCTCATTCACTGGGAATTTTCTTGCACTAAATATGCATCAAATGTGTTCTGCATTAAAGATAATCTTGTCCATAAACCACTGCTACCAATTACAGGAGTACACCAGTTTGTTACTTCTTTTACAGAATTAACATCAACATCTCCAATCATTTTACCGTTGGAATCAAAGTCAAAACCAACATTAATTACTGTAGTATATTCATTCTTAATGTAGTCTGAATTAATCATATTACCTTTACCAACAGCACTTACAATTAGGTCAGCAGATAAACAAATCTCTTTTAGATTTTTAGTTTTAGAGTGGCATACTGTGACAGTACAATCTTTGTCAAGAAGCATATCAAACAGTGGTCTGCCAACTAATTCACTGCGTCCAACAATGACTGCATGTTTACCTTTAAACCAATTTTTACCTTTAGAATATGTTAGATAATTAACTACTCCTAAAGGAGTACAAGCATAATGTTCACTGTCATTTTTAAATCCATCAACATCTTTTTCAGGTGGAATAAATTTGATTACATTATGGAAATTAGAATCAATATCAAGATTTGTTGGTTTCTGAATAATACAAGCGTGGTAATTTTTAATTTCTGCTTTTAAGAAATTAATCATTTCTTCACAGGTAATATTGACAGGAAATTTCATTAAAGTTGCTTCAATGCCTACCTCATTTGCATCGGAAATTTTACCCTTTACATATCTGTTTGAAGCAGGATTATCTCCTACTTGAATGATTAAAAGTCTTGGTCTAACATGACCTTTTGCAATTTGTTCATCAATATTTCTCTTTAATCTTTCTTTGTTTTCTTTGATGTATTCTGCAATATGTTCTTTGGTACAAAATTCAAATTCACTCATTTTATTTCACCTTTTTCTGAAAATATTTGATAATTAAATTTGTAATAAATAGACCAACTGCTACACCAACAATTAGTCCAATTACTGTATAAATCCAAGTATCACCAATAGAAATGCTTAAAGTTTGTACGATATCACAGACAAGAAATGTTAGAGCAACTAAACAAATACAGTCATCAATATGTCTAATTGTTTCAAGTTTTTCTAGTTTTTCTTTGTCAATCATACTTCTTAAAGTAGCATTTTCAATGATAAAAATGAGTGTAAGAATTGGAATTAACAGTGCAGGAATGTCCATAAAATTCATTTTTTATCACCTTCTTTATCCCTGATAAATACTTGATGGTCAAGTACCTTTACATCGTCATAAATCAATAGTCTATCTGTAATTTTCTTTCCATTTTCATTAATATAATATTCTTCATATTTATCTTCTTCTTCTACAATTCTTGTAACTTGAATTGTGTCAATGATTGTAAATTCTTTCATTTTTTATCATCCTCATAAAATTGTTTTCATTGCTTCTTTAACTATAATTTCGACATTTGTTTTGAAAGTTTTCTCGTTAATTTCTTGGAAACTATCAAATTCATCTACCCAATAATAGTCTTCTTCAATATGAAAATCTTTAATTTCTTTATAAATATCTTTATCAGTATCAAATGTAATACAAATTACTTTTTCTCCATTTAGTTTGATTGGTTTAATCCATACTTCTAAATCTGGAGCATAAAAATATTTATTTCTAATGTTCTTATTGAATTTATACTGAGTAACTTTTCTAATTAATGCAGTTTCTTCATTTCCTAATTCAGAAATCTTTTCTCTAACTTTTTTTAATTGATTTTGTTTTGCTTTATATTCTTGGTCTGTCATTGTTTATCCCTCATATATTCATTTTCTAAAATTGCTGTAGATGCCCAAACAATAGCAGTAGCAATAATAACAATATATCCTTTAGTGCCAACATTGTAATTATCTAAAAATGTCAAACATCCAAACATAGAAAGAATTTGAATTATACTAGCAACAATAATATTCTTCATAACTTCACCTCACTTGATTGGTTCAATCATTGTATAACAAGGCATGGGCTGTAGTTTAAATAGATTCTTATTATGTTTTGCGTCAATCAATCCTTTTACATAAGGGTCATCAATTTCACCAGTACGGATATATCTATCTAATACTTCATATGTAAAACCAAGATTGTCTTCATCTGATTTTCCAGTTAAACCATCAGAAGGTGTTTTTTCAACTAACATTCTAGGAAGACCTAATGCATGTCCAATTTCTTTAACTTCTGTTTTAGTGAGATTGGATAAAGGACTAAAATCACCAACTGAATCTCCATATCTGGTACTATACCCTACCCAGTCTTCAGATAGATTACAGGTATTTGCAACTCTACCATTAACAGACTGTGAAATGGCATATAGTGTTGCCATTCTAATTCTAGGTGGAAGATTTACGGATGTTTGGAGTGAAGGAAACAGTCTATTTTTATTAGCCATTTCTGCAAGAATAGCAGTTACAGATTCTTTGATGTTAACTACCATAGAATTAATTTGAAGATGTTGCACTAACATTTCTGCATAAGCAATATCTCCTTGTTCTCCATTTGGCATTAAAACACCAATTACTCTATCTTTGCCAAGTGCTTCAACACATAGAGAAGCAACAACTGAAGAATCAGTCCCACCACTAATGCCAATTACGGCTTTGCAATTTTTACCATTTTTATTGAAGAAATCCTGAATCCAATATATGATTTCGTTTTTTATTTTTTCAGCATTAAATTTCATCCTTTATCAAACCTCCATAGTTCAACTTCAAAGTTTGTAAAAATTTCATCAATCATGTGATATACTTCGCCCCAGTTTGCTCCACCTCTAGCACAAGAGATTTTCCAAGGCATTGCAATTTTAGCATTGTGTAGCAATCCGTGTTCACACTCTAATACATTACGAATTGAGATAAAGCAAGATTTTAGTGCTTCTATAGAAGTATATTTTTTGCCATCATAGCCATAATTATTTTGAGCAAATAAATTACAAATAAATTGTGTTTTATCTGAGTTTGTAGGAATTAGTTGAATAGTACCTAATAAATATTTTGTGCAATCTTTAAATTCGTCACACATTTTTTTATATTCTGTATATGCTTCTGGATATTTATTTTTTACTTGTAATGCTACTCCACTACCCATCTTCCCTTGACAATTAACTTGATGACAGATAATTTTTGCATCGGAATTAAATAAATCCCCGTCAATAATTTTAATCAATTTAATCCCTCCAAAAATTTTATAATTTCGTCTAGGCTATAATCCATGTCCAAAATTTCAAATACTGAAAGTCCGCATTTGCGTAATTCTTCAATATTTTCTTCATATCTATCTTTTGCATTCATTAGTGCTTTGTAGTCTTTATCAAGACCAGTTTGGCTATATCTATCTTCAAGTTTTTTAATCCACTCATCTTTTAGTTCTATAGATGGATAAATAATAAATACATCTTCTTTAGATTTTTTCAATTCATTTCTTACTACTTTATGAGAGGATGTGAAAACAATGTATCCTTGTTCAGATAAATGATTTGCAATATTGCAGTATGGAATATACCAATTAGCATGTCTGGTCTTAAAATATGTTTCATTATCATAAGTATCATGAAACCAGAAATTACCACTTTCTAAATCAATACATTTGTTTTTACCTGCAAGAGTACTTTTGCCAATTCCTTGATAACCAATAATAATCATTAGAAATTACCTCCATGTAGAATATTTCTGATTCCAAACAAAGATTGTTCTCTCAACATTGTGCTATTTCTAAAAATTGGCTGAAGAAGATTATCTTCTGGAATAGTGTCTTTTGTATATTCATCTTTATATTTTAGTTCGCCATTTTCTTCATATACATAACATAAGCCTTTTTGTGATTTTTTAAAGTTATTACCTTTAACTTTATCTGTTTTAGGGTCTTTAAAAATAAAAATTTCTTTATCGTTTACAACACCATATGTACTTTTAATTGCTACAGAGAATGTATCACGAGTAATAGGTTTAAGAATGCCATCTTCTTCAATACAATTAAAACTAAAACTACCTGCACCAAATACAATACAGTTAGATGCATAACCTTTTTCCATTAAGATAGAATAGATTTTTTCTGCTCTGCTTTGTGTTACTCCATCCCCATATACACAACCAATGTGAGGGTCTAATACTTTATAGCCCTTAGAGTTAACACCATAAGGAAATAGTTCATAAAGTTTTTCAACTGTTTTTACAGCAATTTCTACAATATCACCACTGTCAGGGCGAATTAGTAATTTGCCATTATGATTCATAATTTCTTCTCTACACTGAGGAAGTAGATTTTCAATTAAATTAAATAAATCATATGTATCAGAAACCATACTAAAACTTGCATTAGGATAAATTTCTGTTAGTAATCTTTTAATCATAGTGATTTCATCACCATCTATAGTGTAATTAGATGCCATAACAGAATGTTCTGTACTAATCGCATTTTTGGCAAAAGGTTCTGTTATGTTATCGCAGTTGTAATTATATTCAATGTATGGAATAGCAGGAATTGTTGCTGTACCAGAAAAAGAAGTCAACCAAGCAGAAGATGCTTTAATTGCTTCTTGCATACAACTCATACCTCTGAAACCAAAATCAGAAATTGCACTACTATGAGGAATATCATCATCTACAGTTAAATCATAATATTTATCAACGATTTGTCTGTAACTATATCCTACGTTTGCATGAACACAAGGTTTCCAGATTTCACTACTCATAAGAGATTCAACCCATTGTACTAGCCAAGCAAAATCATCATGGGTATTTGTAATTGCAATACAAGGTACATGCATAGGAACTTTAGCACCTTCTGGCAATGCAGAAATTTCTAATGGTAAATATCCAAGTCTATGTAATTTACGAATTTTTTCAATATCATAGTTTCCTTCACCAAGCATAGAATCAATTACTCTTTTGTATTCAGAGACAACATCTTCTTCTGCAAGATTAAAGAAATTTTCGTTAAAATAATTGATTAAATATGTTTTACAAAATGCCTGTAAACCAAATAGCACCATTTCATTTTGTGTATTTAATCTACTCATTCTTGGTGTAAGATAAGATACAAGTTTTGTTGTGCCTACTGGATATTGTTCTGCATGACAGTGCTTATATCCATCGGCAAGAATTAAAGCCATAATATTATGCATAATTTAACACCTCGATTTTTTCATGTTCTTTAGTAAAGATGCTGTTTGTAGTGAATACTTTTTCAATTAATCCACTATTAAGCAAATCTCCTTCAAGAATTGTATTTTCACAATGAGAAATATAAAGATAAATATTGTTAGCACCAAGTTCTTTTAATTTTTTAGCACTGTGATAGAAAGTACCACCTCTACTGCAAATGTCATCAACAATAAGAATATTTTTACCTTTAATATCTTCTTGGCTAATTACATCCAATCCTTTGATTTCTCCAGTTCCCCAATCACGTTTTTTCATACCAAACGAATAAGGAATACCAAACATAGATGAGTAACGCTTCATTGCTCCTTCATCTGGATAAAACATCATATCTATATCGTCTAATTTTTGTTCGATTAATGCATCTACAATATCTTTAGGAGTTTCTACTTTAATATTATTGATAAGTGCTTCACTCACATAAGAATGAGGGTCTAACACAGTAACCCAATTGAAATTTAAAGAATTAATAATTTGTGCGAAATATTTTAATGTAAATACATCTTCTAATGTTTTAACTCTGTCTTGACGAGCATTTGGAATATAAGGCATTTTTAAATTAATATCTTTTACATTATGAGCGTGAAGATGTTCTACTAAAAATATTAGAGCCAAAAGTTCTTCGTTATTTTCAAACAACCATGTAATACTAACTCCATGATGATATACTGGAACAATATTTTTCTTAATTAAAAAAGTACCATCTGGAAATTTGTCAATTTTCACAGGATGGTTGTTAATTTTAATCATATATAATCACTCTCCAATTACTTCAATCTGACAACACTTCATTACATTTAGAGCATTTTTATGATTTTCTGGTGTAGTACCTGCACAACAAGAAGCATCTACTTTAATTATGTATTCAGGGTAAAATGCCTTAATAAGCATTGCATTAGAAATTACACAAATATCTGTACAAAGACCAATAAGTTCAATTTCATAATTAGATGTAGGGTCTGCAACATAATCAATGGCACTTGCAATATCTTTTGCCCCAAAAGTTTCTTTAGTTACAAATGTAAATCTTTTATCTCCAATAGCATCAAATACATCTTTATTAATTTCCCAACCTTTACTCATTTTGATGCAATGTGTTACAGGAAGTTTTTTACCTTCTTGTGTTTTAAGATAATTTTCTTCATGTGTATCTAAAGTACAAATAATATGTCCATCAAATTCTTCAATTTTCTTAATTACATTAGGAATAATATCAATGGCTTCTGGAGAACCCAGAGAGCCATCAATAAAGTCATTTTGCATATCTACAACAATAAGGATTTTGTTCATTTAATATCATCCTCCTTATTCAGATTTCATTTTTTTCATTTTGTTGTCCATTTTTTCTTTTGCAACTCTATTGTTCAGTTTATCCATAATGCTATCCCACTGAGCAACTTCTGTTTTGTGAGAACGGTTTTTACGCTTTCTGTTAAATTTTTCTTCATAGTATTCCTGTGTACCTTCTTCAAAAGGATTAGGTTTATATGTATAAGTTTTACCAGATGCTTTTCTTTTGTTCATTTTTTCTTCTCTTGTCATAATTTTTTCTCCTTTAAAATGTAAAATGTTCATTAATATAATGAATTAACTTTTTAATATCTACACTTAATTCTTCGATTTTTATAGGATGTTTGCTCCACCCAATAACAGTTTGTTTATCTACCCATTTTAAATCTATTCTTATTGTAAATTCATTGTCTTTAGGAATATTTTCCCCTAACCAAAAATTTTTATTATCGTCATCGTTTTCATAAAAGTTATCTTGAATATAGAAAAATAAACACAAACAACATTCTTCATTATCTTTAATAACTCTCATATATCTTCCGTGGCTTTTAAATATTTGACCCTCAAAATTTTGATTATATGCTTCATTAACTTCTACTTTTAATGCGTCAATTTCATTATTGATTGCAACCATTTGATTTTCTAATTGTTTAATTCTTTTTATTTTTTCATAATTGTTCATTTTTTATCACCTTATGCTAATTGAATAATATCATTATAGATAAATCTAACTTTACCTTTATCTTTATCATAATGAAAGTGACCAGAATAAATTTTTTCACAATCTATAATTTCTTCAACTTTATTTAAAAAGTTCTCTGTGCTTCTATCTACTGTTGATTGGTCAATATTAGGCAAGAATACTTCTGTTGGTTCATATTTTAAAGGTGTTGTATGAAATACTGCATAGTCAAATTCGTGTTCAATTTCTTTGTGAACACTATAATCCCAACTATTTCTGTCATGTTTAAGCATTAACAAATATAAATCCATATCTGCTTCAATAATTTGCTCTGATTTAAACCATTTATATCCCATCATTTGTCTATAGTGTTTATCAACAGAATAAGCACCGCCAATAAACAAAAAACGCTTATTATTAAGTGATACAATACGAAAATCATCTAAAAATAGCAAATTGGGGAATTCTGGTTCTGCCCATGCAATAATATTGTTACTTCCTACTTTATAAGTGTCATGAATATATCCTTTACAATTCCACGCACGTTCTTCATGGTTGCCATGTAGTATCACTAAAGTGATAGGAAGTTTAGATAATTTCTTTTTAACTTTTTTATCACTAGAATCAAGATAATAATTAATTCCTGCATCTCCTGCAACAATCATGATATCGTCTGTTGTTGTTTCATTATTTTCACAAAAGTCAAATATTTTATCAAACCAACGATGACAGTCTCCAGTAATATATATTTTACTTTTTCTCATTAATTTCTCCCATTAAATATGCTTCTTCAATATAATCTCTGTTATCATAAATTGGATTTGTATGCCATTCCCAAGGAATTTCAACACATACCATACCTCTTTCATTGATTTGATTTTTATATTTATAATCGTCTTTTAATTTAAGTTTTTGTTTAAAAACAGAATAATCAACATAATGATGCCATCTATTAAATTTCCAAACGACTTTTGCAACGTCTGGATGCATTTCTTCTAGCATCTTAGATTTAGGTAACGTACCTTCTTCTGCGTAAAATTCTTCTGTGTTGCCACCCTTTTTGGCTTGAGTAGTTCTTTTTTCACATAAAAATAGATTAAATTGTACTGTACACCATCCATCTTTTAATGCTCTTAGGCTTAAATCAGTATCTTCGTTATATCTTCCTCTCCATCTATATGGAATATCATTTCTAATAAATAAACATGAATAAATTCTTGTATTTAAAACAAATGCAGGTCTATCACTGCCACTCGTACAGAATTTAGAATAATTTAATCCAGAAATTGCTATATTTTCATATCTTTCAACAAAGTCTTCTAGTGTTTTAAATGCTTGTCCAGAGAATACTCTATATCGTTTACCGTCTTTATATCTTTCAAAACCTTCTAAATTATCATCCATTACCCAATGATATTTAAATCCATTTTTAATACTATGCTCCCAACAAAAGTTTCTAACTGCTCCTGCTCCAACTGAACCAACTTTTCCTGTGTCATTAAAACAATCGTAATTTTCTTTATAAGATAAATCCATTTTTATAATTGTTGTGTATTTTGAAGTAAACTCTTTTGAGTATTCTTCATATTCTTGAGGTTCTACAACCAGATAATGATTAATACTCATCTCAGCCAATCTATTTGATGTATGTGATTTGCCAAGCCAACTTCGTCCTTTGCTAATTACATAGATTGGATATTGTGGATTATCTCCTAATATGTATCTTAAATTTCTATGTTCTCCATGAATCAATTTTGGATACCATATGCTTTTTGTTTTGTCTGTAATTTTTTGTTCAAATATTTCACTCAATTCTTCTGATGATTTATCTGTCCAGAATTCAATACATGCATATTGATAATCTTTATTACGTTCTCTAAAGTATGGCATATCATCCCAGTGATATTCCCAATAACTTTTAGGATATATTTTTTCGGTTACTTTTTTATTTTTTATATCTTTTGTCTCTAAATAGCATTTAGTTGTATTATCATATAAAGTAATTCCAATTTTTTTACCTAATATGTCTAAATCTTCTTGATTTCTAAATCTACAAATAATTTTTCTCATTCAATATCTCTCTCTTTAAACTCTCTCCGTGTTGCTTTATTTAAATATCTTTTAGCCCATTTAGCCCATTTAGATGTAATTCCATAGATACCTCTATGGTCTAGTCTGTCTTGTATATTTTTTGATTTTCCATTATTTCTTTTGTGTTTCTGTTTTTGATTGTTCAATTATTTCACCATCTTTATCCTTCATAACATCATTTAACCATCTAGTTAATACGGCATGACAAAATTGTTTACTCATGTATTCACTATCAAAATCCCACTCTTGCTTTACTGTATCATAGTAAAAAATTAGTTCTCCAAATCCTAAATTAGCAGTCCATTTTAATCTAAATACGATGTGGTCAGGAAAAGATGTAGTTGCGTTAAACATTTCTGCTTCAACATCATAAATTTCATACTTTTTGTTCATTTTTATCCCTCCAATTTGGCAATAAATTAAAAATTGGATATATTTCTAATTTCATATTTTTATTCCTTATAAGTATATTCTGTGAAACATAGCATCATAAAAAGTGCAATCCACCATTTGTTAAAATAATATGCAAGGTATGTCCAACAAATAGCCATCACACAATTTTCAATAGCAATGATTAACATTGATTTATTCATTTATTTATTCTCCTTAGATTTTCCTGCTTCAATCCATTTGTTAAATTCTTTATTGCATACAGGGCAAAGGTCTATTTTGTGATTTACATTACCACATACAACTTCTTCATTTGATTTTTGATAATGCAATAATACGAATCTTCCGTAATATCCTCTTTCTATATATTTTGGTTCAAAATCATTCCCACATCTATCGCATTGATAAGTAAATGTTTTCATTTATCCTCCTTTGGTAGTTCACCAATTTTTACTACTTCTTCAGTTTGTGTGTCTTTTATTAAGATATTATTTCTGTGAAATATTAATTGAAGTTTATCTTCAATTATTTCTTTTTTAAGCATTACAATATCAATCATTTTTATTCACCCTCATTCTTGCACCACAGTTAGGACAGTAGTTTCGATATTTAGTGCCTATTTCTGCATCCTCATGACATACAGAACAAGTACCATAATTTTCATAGTGGTATGTTCCACCTTTCCCCCAACCTCTCCACTCACCATGCTTCACAGTTTCTACTTCAAGGGTGGGCTGTTGTTCAATGAATTTCGCAAAAGATTCATATTCTTTTACATCCATATAATGTTGTTTACGAAATTCTATAATTGATAATATTTCTTTTAACATTTCATCCGCATCAATCGGTCTTGCCATCGTCAATCCCTCACTTTATTAGTCCAAACATAATCAACAAATTTATCCCAGTTCATACTTAATTGATGGAAAATATCAATTTTCAAACTACAATCTAATGATACTTGTGTTTTGTAGTTAAATTTTTCATTTGCAATTCTATCTGCTTCGTCTTTACTGATGCATGGAGGGAAAGATGTAATGACAATTTCGTGTTCTGCTTTGCACCAGAAGTAGTACATTGTTGTAACACGAAGTTCTTCAGAGAATTCGTGATATCTCATATTCGTTCTCTGCATTCTTTTAACATCATTAAAAAATCTACTGTGTTTAAACACATTAAAAACATATATTCCTTTTTTGTTAATGTCATATCTGAATACATTCCAAGTTAAATCATTCATTTTATTTCTCCTTTAATTCATCCATAACACTTCCACACTCAGGACAAAATTTTAATTTATCACTTATACTTTGCTTAAATCCACAAATAGAACAGATGCCATACATAAACATAGGATTTGGTTCAATCTCTGGATATGCGTTAATCCAATGACCGTGTTTAGCATAGTCTGTAAATGATTGTCTTTCAATCCAAATAATTAAATCATCAAATGTTATTTTCCCTGTTTGATAGTGCCATATTTTAATTTTTAGTTCATCAATGTTAATTATCTTTGACATATATATCACCTCTCATATCTGTGCCACAGTTGGGGCAAAAATTCCATTCAGTATATTCACCATGAATATAAAACCAATCTTCATCATAAGATTTTCCACAATTTGAGCAGAAATAAGATGAGCCACAATCATCATCATTTCCATGTAACTCCCATTTGCCATATTTTTTATTATCAATTGTTTGTGTGTTATGTACTGTTTTTCTAGCCCATTCTATAGTTGGAAGAATTGTTTTAATATAATTTTTTTCTTCTTCATCAATATCTTCTAAAAGTTCTCTTAATCTTTTACTTTCATATAAAAAAAATTTTTCTAATGCTTCTAAATCACCTAGTCTCATTATCAACACCTGCATTCATTTTGCTACCACACATGGGGCAATACTTAAAAAATTTGTCTTCTATTAAAGTTATCCAACCACATTCAGAGCAACAAATAATATTAGGAATTTTATATTCATCCCAATGCCCATGTCTCATAATTATTTCTTTATGACCTGTTTTTGGAATAACATAATATTCATCATATAATTCTTTGACTTGTTTTGTTGTCCATTCATTTACAAAAGGTAAATCATCCCAAGAATCAATTAAGTCATATTCTAATTCTTCAAATGTTAAAGCATCTTTTAAATTTATATATCTGTCAATCATTTTTATCTACTGGTTTATTCCAACATTCATTGCAGTAATAATTTATTGTTTCTGGAATATGTATGCATCCTAATCCATATTCTTTATATCCCAAATCTCTTACACAAATAGTTGGGTTATTGTCTCCTTTCTTATTGGCATTAGGGAATTTTTTAAAGTAGTCCATTTTTCTTGTAAAAACAGGATTCTCTTTTGCCCATTCATAAACATATTTAACTGCAATTTCTGGGTATAATAATTGAAATGCATCACAATCATGTTTTGTACCATTTTTTGTTCTACCTAATACGCAATCATTACAATCAATGGCACAATTATCAGTAAGTCTTGACCTTTCTTTTAAATATTCTATTGCTGTCATTTGTCTGTGCATTCTTCTTCCTCCAACCAATCAAAAACAATATTCGCTAAATCTTCTACGGCATTATCAACACCCCAGTCAAGTCTGGCGTTTTCTTCAATTAAAAAATCTCTAATCCAACTTTCTAATTTTTTTCTATTTCTCATTTTTATCACCTCTTTATATAATTCGATTTCTAAAATATTTTTGAACATAAAAATAAGAGTGGGAATGAACCCACCCTTATTAGTTATTCTTCAAAAAGAACAATGGAATTATAATATAGTGTTTTTTGAACATCAATTAGTCTTTGATTTGAAGAACCTCTAAATGCAAGAGTAATATCTCTCTGTTGATGAACATACTGACCGTCCACGACAACATCAATATATTTCAGAATGCCATTTCTTAAATCTCTTACAATATTAACATCACTTGTAATTACAGAACCTCTTGGAATCCAAATATCTTCAAAATCATATCCTGTATAAAGCCAAATTGTTTTATCTGGATAATTTGTCTTAATAATATCACACAGTTGGTATACATCAAATAAATTTTCTGGATGTAAAGGGTCACCGCCACTAAAAGTAACACCATAAATATAAGGTAATTCTAATTGTTCAAGAATTGTATCAATTGTATCTTGAGTAATTTTTTCTCCTTTTGAACAATCCCAAGATTGTGCATTATGGCAACCTTCACAATGATGTTCACAACCAGAACACCAGATTACAAGGCGAAAACCTTTACCATCTGCAACACTGCATGTTGTCATATCTAACAGTTTCATTGTACAGACACCCCACTATGTTTTTCTCTCATTTCAACTTCTTTTTGTTTACCATAGTTAAATGCAGTTGTATAATTACCTGTTAAATATCCTGTTACTCTACGCAATCTTTGAATATTTTTACTACCACATACAGGACAGGTATCATTAATTTCATCACAGAAACCACAATCCATGCATGTGTCATTAGGAACATTAATTGCAAAATAAGGGATATCTGCATCCATAGCATAATTTACAAGTGTTTCTAGTGCTTCAATATTATGTTTTACAGAAGATTCAAGTTCTACATATGTAATACAACCTGCACTAGAATAGCCTGTTAATTGAGATTCAATATCAATTTTTTCAAATGGTGTTAGTTTATGCCATACTGGAACATGCATAGAATTTGTGAAATAATCATTTTCAGAAACATTAGGAATTACACCATATTTTTCTTTAAATTTTTTCATTGCTGTATGACACAGATTTTCAGCAGGAGTATAATAAACACCAAAATTTAATTTATATTCTTGTTTAAATTCTGCACATCTATCTTTAAATAATTGTTCAATACGTTTTGCTAATTCCATACCTTTTTCTTCTGTATGGTCACAGCCAATTAAAATTTGAAGTGTTTCTGCAAGACCTAATTGACCAATAACAATTGTGCCATGTTTTAATGCACTTCTAATACCTTCTTCTGGAACGTAACCTGCCATTAAGTTATTTTCATACATAAATTTTGCAGATTTAGGGTCTTGGCTACAAATCCATTCAAAGCGTTCAATTAACATATCTTTGGCTTCATGAATTTTCTGGTCAAGAAGTTTCATAAATGCTTCTACAATATTTTCATCATATTCGTGAACAAATTCTTCTTTTGCCATCATAGCCAGTGTTGGCATAATAATTGTTACAGGACAGATGTTACCTCTACCATCTTTTAACTGACCAAAACCATTAATATCCCAACCATTTGCAGTTCTACAACCCATCGTACTAAAATATGTTCTGGGGTCATTAATATCATATCCTGCATTGCCAGACCAATCCACATTTGCATAATTTGGATACAATCTTTGTGCTGTAGATTTTAATGCAAGTTGATATAAGTCATAGTTGGGGTCTTCTGGATATCTGTTTACACCTTTCATGCACTGGAAAATACCACAAGGGAATACAGATGTTTTATGTAGTTTACCAATACCTTCAATAGAAACTTCAAGCAGTGCTTTTGTTACCATTCTACCTTCTGGTAATGTACAAGTACCGTAATTGGTGGATGTGAATGGCAACTGATTCCCAGACCTTGATTGAAGTGTATTTAGATTATGGTAAAGACCTTCAACTGCCTGATATGTTTCTTTAATAGTCATATCCATAGCATATTCCCATGCTTCTGGATGAAGTTCTTTAAATTCTTCATCTTCAAAATGTACAGTTCCATCTTTATGTAAATCATTTTCTATCCATTTATAAAAACGTTGAAGTTTGTATTCAGACTTTCCTTCACAATATTTCATTCCATCATGAAGATGTTTTGTAAAACTTTTTCTTACATAAGGAATCATTGTCCAATCAATATGTGTTGCTGATACACCACCGAATTGTTGCAGAGATTGTAATTGGAAAATTACAGCCACTAATTGAAATGCTGTATTAATAGAATTTGCAGGTCTTACATCTGTTTGTCTTGTATTAAATCCTTTCGCAAGTAAATCATCAAATGGTATTGACAGGCAATTATGCATACCAATAGCATATGCGTCTAGGTCATGAATATAAATCATATTGCCTAAATGATTATCTCTAGCCATTTTAGACATACAATGATTTAATGCAAACTGTTTCATTACAACAGAGTTTGCTTCACCCATTCTTCCCCCAAAAGAGTGTTCGTCAACATTTGCATTTTGATTCTGGACATTACTTGCCATCAATTTTTCTTTAATGGCTTTCATAAAATCTTCATATTGAGAACGAGCCATTGTTCTAAGGTATCTATATTTTACATATGCTCTTGCAACATCTTTTCTATTACTAGCCATTAACTTTTCTTCTACAATATCTTGAATTTGTTCTACTGACATATCTTGCCCTAGATTTTCAACATGATTAGCAATATCTCTTGCTTTTTCTTTAGAATAAGGAGTTTCTTCGCCATCCACATCAGTAAATGCCTTTAAAACTGCTATTTTGATTTTCTCTTTATCAAATTGGACTTTTTGCCCATTTCTTTTAATTACATTCAAAATAGTGTCTCCTTTCACTATCATTTCATTTCTCTAATTTTTGCCTTTAAATTTTCTAATTCTCTATATACATCAGATTCAAAATTGTTTACATCTTTTGTAATCATTTCCATTTGTTTAGCACAAATTAAATCAAAAAGAAGTCTCTTTTCTCTTGCGTTCATACGCTGATTTTTCATAAGCATTGTTAATAAACTCTTTCTTACACATGATACAATATTCATCATAATCAACTAATCCACATTCATTACATACATTAAAATTATTTGTTTGAATACTTAGACATTTCTCTGACATGATTTGATATGGAATTAAATGATTTTTGCAATATGCAATTTCTGACATACAACCAACACTACTTAGATAGTCTCCAAATACCCACATTTCATCAGACCTGTCTAATAACCACAGACACATATTAAGACCTTCTTGATATTCTGTATATGCATACATATGACCAAATGCATGAATTGGAGATAAAAATAAATATGTTGGATATTCATGATGTAACATGCTAATAAGATTTGTTACATTCATAATATTATCTACATCATCACCGAATGGATGTGATATATAAACTACATTTGAATAATTCATAATCACACCACCTTGTCATATATGTATTTACATGTGTTTGCAACAGTATCTCTTTTTACAATGTGGACATATCTTTCTTTTTCAAACTTACCAAATTTCTTATGGTCATGAATTAATCTTTTAATAGAATCACAGATACCGTCCCCACGCTTAATCATTCTGTACAATCTAATAATAGGATTAACTTTAATATAGAAGATAATATGTTTTCTTTTCCCTTTATAATTTCTCATAAAGGTTTTTACACCATCTGGGTCAACAACATAAACGTCAGAATTGTCACATTGTTCCTGAGTACAACAATAATATCTACCTCTAAAATATGTAGTACCAACTTTGTCTGGAAGTTTTAGATAGTCATTATATGTAATAAAAGTATGCCCTCTTTCCCCATCATATCTAGGTTCTCTTGTTGTATAAGATTCAAGCATTTTCATTCCATAATATTTCTCTAAACATTCAGCAATAGTTGTCTTACCTGAACCAGATTTACCTACTAATAAAATTAGTGGTTTATCCATTAATCATCACCTGCTCTAATTTCCATTGGTCAATTAGTTTCTGTACAACTTCTTTTCTAGGATATCTGCCACAAGAAAATTTTTCTGGACAATACATCATAAATTCACATTTAGGCATAAAGAATTTATCTACAATAAATTTCCATTGTTCAGAATAATCAGATAAAGATTCTTTTAAATTTTTAAAGAAAGTTCTGTATTCATGATACGCTCTAATACATTCTCTCTGGTGAGACATATCAATTAGAGTACGAGGATTATATTTTGCAACCATTTTAGATTCCATCCCAAGAGGTAAGGCATTTGCAGAATCTTCTTTATGAATATCTAGTTTTTCTAGTGTATCAATACCTTCCATAATATCTGTCATGATGTTTACATATACTCTATTTGCATCATCATTGTTTGCAATAGAAGGTGGTATAAAATAATCAAAATCTTTATAATTGATATACCTAGTTGAAGCCTGAACTCTTGTAGGAGCACCACCAATGTGAGTGTAAATTTCGCGGATTAATCGAGAAGAATAACCTTCAATTGTCATATAAATGGAAGGAAATTCCCATGTTCTACCATGCTGTGATTCAAGACAGTCTAAACCTCTTTTATAATTTTTTTCTTCATTTGTAATATCAGAGCCATAACATACTCCAGACATATATCCAATCATTGTAATTGGGTCTTTAGGAGTGTATGGATGAATAGTAACTTTTCCCATTACATCATCTCCTTTTCATTAGATAAAAAATTTATGTTTGCCATCATTAAAAAGATATGTAGCATAGCCACCATGAATATTACTTTTCATATTTTCAAAGAATATTGCACCTTTGGCTGTGTCACCGTATTCAAATACATATTCACATGCATCAATAGTTTCTTGTGTAATTGGAACTGTTTTATAAGAACCATTTGCCACTACTGAAAATTGACTTGGAGCAAGGACTGTACTTTTAATATCAACAGCATAAGAAAATCTAGGACTTTCAATTCTATTAAAAATTACACTTACAACATTCTGTTTCACTTCAACAGAACAACCTATTGTTTCTGCTTCAACAACACCAAACAAAAGTTCTATTTCATCGGGTGAATATGTATCATACAAAGTTAATTTTTCTTCTTGTTGTATTTCAGGTTCATTTTCTTCTATTTTCTCAATATTATTTGAGTTTTTCATAGGCTCTTGATTTTGAATATGTATAAATGGAATACAACATAATGTTAATAAGATAATAAATACTACAATTTGATATTTTGTAATTTTCATAGCAAATCACCTTACCCTTCATAATTAGGTTCTTTGCCAATCTCTCTTAATGTTATAAATGTAGGAAATTGTAAACTTTCCAATCCAGTCTTTTTATTATAAGAAACATCTTTATATCTTACAGTAATTACTCTATCAATCAATAGTTCTCTAATTGCCCAGAATTGGTGTCTTTGTTCATCAGAGAAACCAGACCCTACATTTACAGTATTGTCTTTATATTTAACTACAAAAGCACCTAGAGTACCTTTTAGCCTATCATCTCCTTCTTCAACGGAAATAATTGGACAATCTACCTCATAGAATCTTTTAATCTTAATTAAATTAGTAGTTCTTTTAAAATCATAAGGCGTGTTTTTATTCAACATAAGACCCTCCCAATTTTTGTTAACAGCATATTCAAGCCATTCATCAATTTTACTTGTGTCAGAACCTTCATATACCATTTCGACAACTCTGATATTTTTTATGCCTGTTTGTTGAATAATTTTTTCAATGTCTTTCATTCTTTGCTTACGCACTGAATATTTTTCATTTGTTTTTTCACCTATGATAGTGTCTACAGGAAATATATCAAAGATAGTAAAAATAATTTCTGATTTATCTTCTGCATCAGAATTAACAATACTTGTTGTCATTCTGAAATTTAAATTATCATCACAACCATCAATATTATTTCTCATTAATTCCCCATCAATAAAATAATCATCAAGAACTAATTTTTTAATATCTTCAATAATATGATTTAATCCTTTAAATTCTTTTCCTTGTCTGGAAATTAATTTACCATCTTTATAAGTGCATCTAATACCATTGCATTTTTGGCTCAAAAAGAATTTTTCGTCTTTTTTAAGTCTTAATTTATCTTGTGGAGAACCTAGTTGAACATTCCATTCAAAAATTAAATTTGGTATAACTTTGTTTACAGTTTTTTTATCGCAACCTAGTTTAATAGATTTTGTTACCATACCTTTGATAAATTCTTTACTTTCTTCATCAAAATCATGACACCATGCTTTAACAGTTATAATGTTTTCATCTTTACCAGTATTGTTTGTTTTAATATAATTGAACATCTCAATTAGTTCATTGCTAATATCAGTATGAATCCAATCTGTTGTACCAATTTGAATAGAATCCCATTTCTTTTTTGCAATTCCTGTTGTAATATTGTCATCAAGTAAAAATACCAAGCATTCTTTGAATAACTCATTATCTTGATTTTCTAAAATAATTTTTTCTTTATCTTTTTTTCCAGATGTGTTTTGTAATTGTTTAAAAATTTGAATAACTTTTTTCAATAAAACTCTCTCCTATAAAACAAGGTGTGAAACAAATAAATTCACCTCATTATTATATTTCTAATTTTATATCCATTTCACACCATTCATATATGATTATACTTCTTTCCACTGAGATTCTTTTTTCGCAATATCTATCCACTTTTGTTTTTCTTTTTCATAGTCTTCTGTAGTCCAAATATCTTCTCTAATTTGAGTATAGAAATGAAATTTAGATAAATATTCATCTTTTGTGCCAAGTATTACACTAGATAGGAAACTAAATTGTTTCTCATATTCGTCATACATATCTGAGTAAAGTTTAATAAGTTTATTTTTAGCAAGTTTAATTAGTTCTTCACTATCTGAAACTACATGATGAATATTTTCTTTATTATCTGTATACTTAACATTTAGTTCTTTCGGCACTGTGAAATATATTTTACTTTCTTCTTTTTCTTCGTCTGCTGTAATCTTGTCTTCATCAAACTGTACACCAAACAAATATAGAAGCAAAAATTCTTCACTATATTTCTTGTTTATTTTATCGTGTATATTTTCAAACATCATCTATTATCACTCTTTCAAATTCTGTTGGTTCTCTTAATGGTTCAATTGGAATTAATCTTTGGATAGGATAATATGTATTATAGTGTTCTAAGTTGCCACAATAATCACAGATATGTACATAAGATACTTTAATTGAATTAATTGAATCATAAGACTTATGTGAATATCTCATAATACCATCATTGCATCTTGGACAAACTTGTTGCACTAACAATGTTTTTGCTTCACATACTTTTTCAGGCATTAGTTACCCCTTTCTTCCAATCTCCATCTGACATTACGGTAATTTTATGATTACAAGAAGGACATCTAATATCTCCACAAGAATAGATTGTACCAAAAACTTCTCCTACATGCTGTTGTACCTCACTCATATAAAATGAAATATATGAATCACAATAATCACAACTTACATACATCATGTTCTTTTTACCTTTTTGAATAACTTGTGGCATACAATCTAACCTCACAATCTACAGGTAATTTCTACTGGGAAAATTTTTACACCTTCTCTAGCATCTTCATCCCATGTGTTGAGTTCTGATTCGGCTTCGTCTTTAGAATCGTACATATACGCTTCTCCAAAATGTTCTGTCATTTCACCATCACCCATTGCAAATTTTATAAAGGGACTAATTTCTCCGATGATATATTTTGTCTGAAAAATTAACATCAAATCACCTCTACTTCTGCATATTCATATGTAAGTGTTACAGGAAGAACAAAATGTTCTTTGGTATTTAGCATTGTATCAATGTGACTTTGAGCAGTTTCTTTTTCAAAGAAATATCCTGCATGAGTAATGTCTTCTACAAATACAGAGCCACTCATTTGATATTTTCTTGGAGTATCTTTTGTTGCAATAATATAAATTGTTCTTTTAGTTTCCATGTAATTCTCCTTACTTTAAAATTTGCCCCATTAAAACGCTATAGCAAATTTCATAAATCATAAATCCCATATTTTCTTTATCAACAAAATTTAAATAAAAATTTGATACTTTTTGAACACCCAATATTCTTCTTAAAAAGGCAAGTTCGTTATATTCAGAACGATAATTGTGCTTAATAATGTCATCTATTTTATTGTTTTCAACTAAGAGATAACAGTGTGGAATATTTATCATTCTGTTTAATTCTTTGAAAAATCTTTCATCTTTTTCTTTAATGTTACCTGCTAACTCATCAATGGAATTTTTTCTTTCAATGACAATTGTATCTGTAAAATAGGAATCTCTAATAAACCCAAGTTCGGGGCAAGTTTCAATCATGAAACTATAATCCCCCGTCTTGAGTGCTTTAGATTTATGTTTAATACCTTTTTTATCAAAATAATCAATAATGTGTTGACTATTTTTTTCTTTAGTGTCATGAAGAATAACCATATGAGAAACAAGTTCTTTTAATTGTTTGTCAGTATAATAATGCTTCATTTAACCTCATTCGTTTCTGATATAATATTGTTTAAGCCAAAATTCAAATTTATCTGGAACTTCAACATAAATTTTCTTTCCAGTAAATTCATCAATCTCTCCAGAAGGTTCTTTTTTATTTTTCTTTTCTACAGAAGTAATGAATAAAATATCTCCTTCTTCAAACACACTTTTATTAAATTGGCTTGTCCACATTTTTACTTCTCTTGTTTTGCCACTGTAAAGTTCATATAGGCTTATATTTACGACAGTTTTCTTTGTTTCTAACATGGACACATAATACAATCTTTTATCTTGATTAGGGTCATAGTCTTGAACAATCCCCAATACTGTTCTTTGATTATCTAATTTTTCTTTTAAAGTAAGTGGCTTATATGGAATGGTAGAAATCAATTCATTTAATAATCCATTTGAATCTAATTTATTAAATTGTTTTTCTGTTTCGTTTCCATATTTTTTTAGTAAATCAAAAGGTAGATGATTAGTTTCTGCTTTTGTTTTAGAAATAGTTTTAGCACCATATACTATTTCGTAATATTTTGTAATTTCTAATAGAGTATTTACATCTCCATAATCACAAAAATATCCGATTTTGATTAACTTATCCACAATTGTTTTATTTATAGAATTAGATAATAATGTATTTAATACAGAAACAAAATCATCATATTGCATTTGTCCAAGTTGATATAGTGTCTCTACAACACCTTCTCCAAATCCCTTTACACTAGATAAGTTTGGATAAATTAATTTTGATTCTTCATCAATATTAACTTTTCTATTGTCTGTACCAAATTTATAATTCCCTAATCTATATCCATAGAACTTCATGGCTTCTTTAACAAGTGCATCAATTTTATCTTTTTTATTTTTTTCTTGATAATGATTGATTGCAACTTCATAAAATTTAGTAGTATGATGTGCTTTGAACCATGCTTGATATGCACTATCTCCACCCATTGAATAAGCGTGAGGTGCATTAAAAGCATACGCCGCAGAATCTTCAATTACTTTCCATACTTTATTAAAGTTATCAAGATTATTAAATTCATCTGCCCATGCTTCTTTTAATTCTTTTAACAGATTTTCTTTCTTTTCACCTTTCAATTTCTTTTTAGAAATAGATTTAATTACACTGTATGTTTCTCCCATAGGTAACTGTAGAAAAGATAAAACTTTCATAATAGATTCTTGATAAATCATAAAGTGTGCAGTATCTTCTAGTAATGCATCAATCTTAGGTTCACCAGTAGAGTAATGTTCTCTATTAAGAAATGTGTTTAAGAGTGATGCGAAGCCACGGACGAATACCTGCGATAAAACTACTTAATTCTGCTAAATTTTGTGGCTTATATTTTTTTACTTTGTTTGTTGTAGATTCTTTTTCGCATTGATTCACACAACAAGTAATACCTTTAGCATAAATATCCCAAGTAGGTTTATCGTCTTTAATCATTTCACGCAATTCGTCAAAAGAAGGAACTGGTTTGCCGATGCTTTCAAAGAATCTGTATGTTAAATGAACACTATCTACAATTAGAAAATCTTCTTTAACATATCCAAATTCATCTAGGAAACCACCTTCAATAGCAGCACATATAGTACGTTTACCAGTAGTTTCAGAAACAGCACTAATTAATCCTACTTCCCTACGAATATCACCATTTAGGATGAAGTGACCACAAGCGTGAACTTTTAGGTTAATTGTAATTCCTTGATATTCATTGCTTTTTCTAAACAATTCAACATATTCTTCTGGAATATAATCTTCTACATGAATAGTATCTTTTTCATCTTCTTCTGCATATTTTAGTGCTTTATTATAATCATCCAGATATTTAGAAATTTGATTTGCAATAGATGGTTCTACATCATTTGCTCCTGCGTATAATTGCCAAGCCGCTTTCTCTTTTAATTTTTCAACAGCCATTAGAGGATAGCATCCATGCTCACCAAGCAATTCTCTTGATGCTTGTACAAATGGTTCTTGTACAGCAACATTTAGGTCAATATCTGGCATACTACCTGCTAATACCCTGTCTTTTGTAAGGAAACGTTCTGGATAAATAGGAATATCAGCATTGAACCTATCTACTGTAGTTAATCCACACAATTTAGAAGTTACAAATGATGCGGCTGAACCCCTAGATGTGGTAGTCAAGATACCTCCATATTTACTAATTGCCAAATCAATAATTGCTTTACTTGTTAGAAAGTAATCGGTTACATGAGATTGAGTAATTTCTCCAACTTCATATCTAATACCATTAACCTTTTCTTTGTGTTTTAAAGTTTCTTTTGAGTATGCTTTATTGATGATATCTTTAAATATTTTTATTTTTTCCTTTTCTGTGCTATTTGGATAAATAGTAGGAATTTTAAAATTTCTATCTAAAGTAATTTCTTCGCATTCAGATACAAAAATATTTGTATTCATAATTGCCCTTAAAATTTCCTCATCAGACAAAACACCTTGTTCTTGGAAACGTTTAATGATTACTTCTGTATTTGGATAATCCATATACCATCCATCTTCATCTTCATAATGAATATTTTTATATTTAAGAATCTGGTCACGTTTGATAGAAGATTTTTCTGTAATATAGTGAGTATCTAGTCCGCAAATAATATCAATATTATATTTTTTAGAAAGTTCTATAATTTTTTTATTTAATTCTTTTTGTTCTGGGGTATTGTGATATTGAACTTCAAAGAAAAAGTTTTTACCAAAATATTCTGCTATTTTTAGCCATGCATCTTCTGCATCTTCATATTTCCAACCTGCTATACATGCACTTGTAACAATTACATTATCTTTAGGAATTTCAAATAGTATTTCATAATCCAATCTTGGTTTGTAATAATATCCATCTTCATTTGCTCTTGATAGTGCATAATTGATATCTTTTCTACCTTCAGCATTTTTAGCAACAATAATCATATGGCAATTTGCATTGTCTTTTGTAGTTCTTAAACTACCATCTTTATTTGTTAATTGTTCCCCTGTAACTTTATCTAGTACAGGATATTCTTTTAATCTATCTTTTACCCAATATGCTTCAGATGAATGAACATATTTTAAATTTTCATTTTCTGCAACTTTATATACATGAAACTGGTTGCCTTGAGAACCATGTTCTCCTGAGAATAAACATTTTGTTCCAAATTCATGTATTCGTTTAGCATAATTTTCAATAGGCTCTGCACAGTCTGCTTGGATAGCATTACTGAAATCTTTATGGCAATGATAATTTTCTAAATAAAGATGTTTTGAATATTCTTCTGCTGTATATGGGAATTTAAAATTTAATGTTGGAATAATGTTTTTAATTAATTCTATATAGTTCATTTTAATCTACCACTTTCACATCATCACAAATTAGTTTTAATACAAATTTTCTAGCAAGAAAGCCACTGTCTAGTGAACCACAGACTTGAATTTCATCATTCATTAAAGAATGGTCTTCCATTTCTTCAAAAGAACCTTTAAAATTCCACTTAATCATGAGAAGATAATCTCTAGGCTTAATAACTAAATGTTTATAGTCTGACATTTGACCAATGCCATACATATTAATATCTTTAACTAAAACTTTAATTTGTTTATGATTTGTGCCAGACACATAATCAATCTTTTTAATTTCATCAATCAGTTTTCTAGTTATGTCTTCAACAGATAATTCAATATCAACATCTATGTCTTGTTTTGGCTCAAGATGTACATTTGTTTCTATGTAATCAACAAAAGCATTAAAGTTTTCTTTTTTAATGGTGATACCACTGGCAAGTTCATGACCATCTGCTTGTGCTAATCCACTATCATTACATATTTTTCTGAAATCATCTACACCAATTGCTCTCATTGACCCAGAGTATGTATCACCTGTGTCTTTTAGTACAAGGATAGGTCTTTGATATTCTTCTAAAAGTTTATTACCAATTAAACCATTGACACCATATTCAACATCATTAAATACAATCATCATAGTTTTATCGAACATTTTATTGCATTGTTCATGAGCAGATTCCATGCATTCAGCAACAATTTCATTTTGTTCTTCTCTACATTTTTTTAATTCTTTAATATATGCAAGAACTTCTTTATTTTCATTTGCTAAAAATGCTTTCATTGCAATTTCATTTTTGAACATACGATTACTAGCATTTACAATAGGAGCAACACTGAAAGAAATTGCTGTACTATTAAATTCATAACCACCAATAATTTTTTTAATTGCAGGATTATTGATTTTACTTAAACCTTTATATGCAATATATCTATTTTCCATATTAGTCATATCAACCATATCTGCAATTAGTCCACAAACTGCTAAATCAGCAAGTTCATCTGCATAATTAGTATTAAATTCTGTATCTAAATATTTACAAAATTTCCAAACCACTCCTGCTCCAGACAATGCTTTATTCTGATATGATTCTCTTTGAGATGATACTAGAGTTACATAATCATCATAAGGAATATTTTCATTGATGGCATGGTGGTCTAAAATAATAATTTCTACACCTTTATCGTGTAAATATTTGTATTGTTCAATTGTGTTGTCTAAACTATCTACAATAATTAATAAATCTGTGTCATTAAAACGAGATAAGTCTTGTCCAACTAAACCATGTGCTTTACCTTCATTAATAGATGTTTCTATATTATCTGTAAAATTTTTTAAATATCTTGTCATGATTGTCCCAGAACTAATGCCATCTAAATCTGTATCAAAAAATACATGAATTTTATAATTATATTGACACGCAGTTTTAACTATTATTGATGCTCTCATAATCCAAGGCATAGATAAATATGGTAATAAATCATTTTGTGTTGGATTAAAAAAATGTTCTGGGTTATCAATACCTCTATTTTGAAGTATTTGTTCTATAATTTCTTCTTCATATAGTCCTCTACCATCACATAGGACATTATAATTCTTCTCCGTCAGTATCATCCCCTATCATTTTAATTTCAGTTTTCAAAATTCTTTCTAATATACATTTTCCCATATCAGAAGGAGATACTTTATCTGGATAATTTTTATTTTCATTATCCCAATATCCAATCTCAAATTCACTGAACCTAGAATAAGATTTAAGTATATAAATATTTCTCATGATAAAGTCTTTTTCATATCCTACATCATGTAGAAATATAACTTTTGTTGGATTTAATTCAAGAATCATTTGTGCTTGTTTTGCACTTAATGAGCCACTGCCTAAAGCAACGCAATTTCTAATTCCGTATGTATGAAATTGTAAAACAGACTTTTCTGCTTCTAGTATGTATACTGTGTTATTTACAAGATATTTATAATTATGAGCATATCCGTACAAAGTTTGGCTACACTGACAGGGAACATGATAATAATATTTCATACCACCATCTTCAACATCATAATTACATCTTGCTTTTATTCCCATTAAATCACCTAGTTGTGTATAAATAGGAATAATGATTGTTTGTGATTCAATGTCATATCTGATATCAAAATATTTTTGTGTTTCTATCGATATATTGTCTTGTAAGAATTTAGTATTTGCACATTTTTTATAATTATCTAGTATTGAATTATCGTATGTATTTATCTGTAAATTTCGTTTCTTTTTAATGCGGTTGTAAAATCCACCAAATATGCCATTGTTTTCATATTGATAATAAAAATTTTCAATATTCAAAACTTTTTTAACCATTGCCAATACATCAGAAAAGGATACTTTTCGTTGTTCTATAATGTAACTAAAAATATCCTTTCTAATGTTTCTGGCATAATCCGTAACAATTAAATATGGATTATCATGCAATTTGATGACAATACTTTTTTTAGAAGAAACTTCATCTCTACCACATTGAATATAGTTTGGACGAATTACAACATTACAATATCCAAATCCTTCAAGGACTTCTTTTAGTTTTTCTGGATTATCCAATAATTGCTTTTTAATTTCTTCTAACATACTTCCACCAAATTCCTATTATGTTATCATCAAGTTATTTGTCCATGTCTGGGTCGGCACTGTGCAATTTCTCTGAATACCGCATAGTCCCCAGAGTATTTCAATAGATATGCAACACCCGTATCTGTGGAGTTAGCCCCAGACCTTGTTTTATCAAGAAAGAGCATTTTCCATACTGCACTTCTATCTGGCTCATACGGTTCTTCTATCCATTTATTATTAATTTTCTTTAATTGAAATGGATTGCAGTAATATTTACTTTTAGGGTCAAATTCTTCTGGATATACGTTTCTAATCAAGAAAAGATTCTCCATTACCTCTTTTGATTGTTTGGCGTTACTTAGAGTACTAGAATCTAAGAACAATTTACCCATAGTATGAATAGCCAACTGTAAAGATGCCAACATAATAA